CGCGTTTTTCATAAGGGTCGGCCTAGGCCTATTTTGGACATTTATTTTTGTCCTTTTTTGGATTCCCTTTTTCCAGTAAAATATTCGAAAACAATGAAATCCTAACATTCCATTTCCCCAAAATTATGAGAGTCATAGAAAAAATCTGTTTATTTACATTTATAAGCGTAAACATTTGCATGCAAAAAGTTACCAACTCGCGAATAATATTATTTGCAATATGCAGTGAAATTTATGTCACATTGTGCCACTTTTAGCGTTAACATTTACACGAAAGTGGCAAACGTTGCGCATTTTCTCGCTGCACAATGGTAAGGAAAATTTAATAAAAACATAATTTATATTAAATATATATTGACATAAATATTGACACAAATGTTACCACCTAAAAACGTCGGGTTTTTTTACCCCGGTTTTTACGCGTCCGCCCATACTTGCAGTGCTGCTTTTGAGAAAAGCCCTTTGGATTACGACAATTAATACTCTTTTTGTATTTCATGCTCCATTTTCCACCCATCTGTTTTCTACACGTTGTCATTATATTATCCAAATATTAATTATTATTTCTAAAAGTATGTATACTGTGGAATTTATGGATTACTTGGCGCAATGCAATTTTCAACCGGGTCGCGCTGTTGAACAACGCAATATATTATAAAGCATTCCCCAATGGTCACAAACAAATGGAAGAACATGTGAGCGACATACCAGCGATGATGATGTTGTATGGATAGATAGTCTGACATAAGAAAAAACCCTATAATAATACTGATAATCGCTCCACCTCCATAAAAGAAAATACCACGACAATAGATAAATCCTGAAATAACAAAGACAACAAAACATATATATGCCATATAGCAATCAATCGCACGTCTAACCCCGTCTTCTGCGTCTCTCCAGTGGTTTATAGAAAGCAACAAGGCAAACAATGACACGCAACCATATAAATACAATGAGCTCGCAAATGCATATGTCATCGGAATTAAAAATGCGCACGAGGACATAACTAGCCATTTTGTTTCTTCAAATGGCTTGGGGAACTCCGGTCTTATCAAGGGTGCAATGCAATCATGTATAGTTTCTATTGGTTGCTTCACCACCTGGTCATCTATTGTGGTTTGCATTTGGAATTTATCTATGTCTATATTTATATTTGAAATTGCGTTTATGTTATTTTGGCAATTCATTTGTTGCATTCTCCTGCGTCTCTTGTTCTGCAATGGTCGCATCATTCGTAAGCCATTTTACAAACGAGTTTTCTTTTAATGAGACAATGTCGCCCGAATACAACACCATGTTTGAAATATTTGCAATCACATGTAGCGCGCTATGAATGTATGTAGATGCCCAATAGTCGCCGATATTGTAAAAATAAATGCCCACTGGATAACACGCTAGGCTAATCATCATTAATAGGTAATGTAGCGAGGCATGCTGTGCGCCAATAGAGCGCAACAATTGATATGATAGCGAGACGCCAACCACGGACATATCTAAATATTTGCGAAAGGAAGAGTTTGGCAGGCGCCAATAATTCAGTGAAGACAATAGCACGCTGCCGGCCACCATAGATAAACTATAGTGGCCTCTATAGATTGCATAAGTTATAGACGCGAGGGAAGACCAAGAGGTGTTCCATATGAACTTGCATTGGTCCGGGCATAATATACAGCCATCGGGTTGCATGGTTGATAAATGTTATATCCAATGAAGTGTTTATTACATTTACGTTTATTTAAACATAAAGATAATAAAAATGAAAAATTGAAAACTTTATTTGCGATGTAGTTCATTGAAAATAAAATATATGTAATAAAGCTAACCAACCTACAAACCTACCAACAAATAAACAAAATGACGTCAATCTATAGCAAACAATTGCAATGCTCATTGCATAATATCGTGTGCAAGTCGCCTAAATACAACATGGACGATTTATTACCCGACCTGCTGATGGAATGTCAGCTACATGCCTTCGGGTATGACAGAAGGCGCGACGAATACTGGGGAAAAAAAGGGGGGTCGCATTTTACCATCGGGTTTTCAAATAAGAATAAAATAGCGGGGACCGCAATGTGTTCCACCATTGTGCTGGTGTTTTGGGGTGGTAATGAGAAGGAGGCGAATAAAATATATGGCAAGCTGGTTGAGATGGCGGCGATAGTGGACGAGTATGTGAGTTGCTTGCAATTATGCGATGAATAAGGAAAGGAAGAATAAATGAATGCCAAATGAGTTAAAGAGAGGGTATTATTATCAAATATAGTTTATAGCCAATGAAATGTTTTGTGAATGGATTTTGGCCCGGGTTTATTGAAAATACAGATGCGGATAATTATAGTTTTTTTAAGGCCTTATTCGCGCAAGTTTTTAATGAAGACATTGAACCGTCCTCTAATATGAGCGAGTGCGACATATTATTGGAAAGCGTGTTTACGAATGACATTAAAGTGTTTGCAAAACACTGGAAGTATACATTTTTATTTTCTGGCGAGCAAGGGTTAAATCCGTATTCAAAACATTACAATTGTGTGTTATGGGGTCATCGCAATAGAGATAATATAGTGAATTGCCCCCTCTTTGTGGTGTATTTGTATTGCGAGAATTTAATGAATGGGATTAAATGTCCTAAGCAAGTGACGGTGGTGCCGGCCAAAAAGATTTGCGCCGTTATTTCAAATTCTAACGCGCCATTGAGAAACGCGATTTTAGAAAAAATAGAGAAGCGAATTCCAATTGACCATTTTGGAAGATATAAGAATAATCAACCCAATATTCAGTTTCATTATAAATCGCCCGAATTCAGGCAAATTATCGGGGAATATAAGTTTGTACTGTCTTTAGAAAACTCGCGCCTAGACACCTACATAACTGAGAAGATTACGCACGGATTGTTGACCGGCAATATTCCCATATATTGGGGGTCGCCGAGAGTAGGCGATTATTTCAATACAGAGCGGTTTATTGACCTTCGCGATACACGTGATGCCGTCATAGATAAAGCGATAGATAAGTTAGAGCGTATATGTAATGGAGGAGAAGAAGGGGACGCGGAGTTTTTGAGAATTGTGAACAAGCCAGCTGTAAAAGATGAGATAACCATAGAGATGATAGCGCGCGATGTTCGTAATCTTATTTTTGGTAGGGTATTTCCTACGATAGACCAGATTTTTTTGATTAATAACGCGGCGTTTGAGCCGGATAGACACGAACATTTGTGTGATTTGTTTTTCAATAAATTAAAGGTGTCTCCAGATAATGTTACCTTTATATGCCCGACATTTAAACATACTATTACGGATGAAATGATGAGCGAGATGGTGAAAGATAATTCGGTGCTTCAGTTAAGAACAAACGGTCCAGCGATGAGAAAGAGCGAGATTTCATTGATTTGTAATTTTAAGGCCACGTTGGAGAATATAGAGAAACGGTATGCGGGTGGTAATTTTATGACATTTGAGAGCGATATTGTGCCCAATGAAAACCTGGGTTTATTGCCGGAGTTTTTACAAAAACTAAAAGGTGTCGGGGCGAAGTGGGATTTTGTGCACATTGGTCAGGGGCATTCTAACTTTAACGGAGAGGTGTTCGCGGGGCCTTACAAGAAATTGAATGGTGCGATGTCTAAATGTCCGAGCGAGTATTATAAAATTTCAGAGTGTCGCGAGGACATTACGAATGATAAAGATGAGGTGCGCATGGTGAGAAAATATTATCCAAGATGTACAGATGCGTTCGTGTGGAATTATGGCGGGGTAACGAAATGTTTAGATTTTTTTAATACGCATCCCAATTATTATTTGCCATTGGACAATTATATCGTGGATATGCTGGAGCTGACGCCGAATATTAAACAGTACTGGTCAAGTAAATATTTCTTTGTTCAGGGGAGCCATAATGGGAAGTTTGAAAGCAATATACAAAAAGATTAAGAATTAAGAATTAAGAATTAAAAAATGTTTGCAATCCATTAAATGGTGGCATACTTTGAGAATATTCGCATCTTGCGTTAATCCAACAATGATAATGTATGATAGTATTTTTATCTAATAATAATTGTCTTGGATGGTCATGAGGGGAAACAATAAATTCATTCTCTTCAATCATATTTGTGTTTAATATTGTTTTGGTATATTTATTTTCTCCAACAAATTGCGCGATTTGTATAATGTTATTCATGATAATGTCATGATTATTGTTATTTGTTAATATGTTGCTTTGCATTGTTATTGTGTTATTATATTTTTGTAAGAATTGTTCTATATGCATATTTGGATTTTTTGGCAAATAAATAAATTCATCTGCGTCAATTAAAGAAATATATGTACATTTATGCATGAATGCATTTACTGCTATGGATAATGCAACTCGTTGAATAGTGTCATATACGGAACCAACAAAATGTAAAAATGGGTAATTAATTAATAAAACTTTATCTGGATATTTATTCGCGATTTCCTCAATGGAGCTTACCATAATGCAATTTTCGGTGCTTTCATTCAACTTCCCGGTGTTTTGTGTGTTATTAAAAATGATAATTCCCGAAAATCCTAATTTTAAATTATATTGTATCCATTCATCTAGTCTATGAGAGTAATCTTTGCACATAGTTGAGATAATCGCGGAGGTTGATTTGTTCAAGTTTAGTTTGCAATTTTCAAATGGGAAGTCAAGCCGTAAATCTGTAAACGTGTCAGTGTTCCCATCCTTGTAGTGAAATGCGAAATGTTTGATTGTATAGTTGGGTTGAATGTGGTCTTTAATTTTAATGAAAAAATCTGGTCTATTATTGCAAAAATGGATGGTTACCTCATAATTTTTATCGTCGTTTACAAGTATATTTACATTATTAAAGATATTTTTGTATTGGCCATATAACATGATTTCGTTATTTTTAAAGATGCACGCGGTATTAAATAATATGACATTCATTATTTATAACTATATAACTAGACATTTATATTATTTATAATTTATATTATGTATAATTTATATAACTTTTGATTTCTGCAATAACGGGAAGAGTATATGAGGTGATTTGCGCGCGAAACATGTTGACGTATTGTTCTAAAATGTCAATAAAGGAGATGGTTAAAATGTAAAGTCCAGCGGAATACGTGACTTTTTGGTCAAGCTTAGTAAAGACAATTTGGGATTTTCTGTATGGGTTGAATCGGTAGATAAGGAAGAACGCGATGGCGATTTTGATGACGTAGTTGATTTTAAGAACGGAAATAGGAAGTTCCTGAAAGAACCCGACCATAAAAAGTAAGATGGATATTTTAGTGATGAAATTAAAGAATTGGATGAATGCGAGTTCAAATTTGTAGATGGTTTTGTTGTCAATGAGCACGTCGGGCATATATATATGGATTGTTATTTTATTATTTTTGGAGTAATAAAATAATATCTTGAAGGGACGCCGGGTTAGTATCTTGAAGGGACGCGATGGCGGTTAATTAATAATGCGTGTAATTAACGGTTTTACGAATATTTGTAGGATTTGATAACCCCAATACAGGTTTAAAAAGTAAATTAAATATAGGCATGTGTTGAGAATGTGGTATTCTACAGGAGTGAATTGTGTAATAACTTGGGTGACATTTTCATTGCCAAATAAGTACCAATATAAGTATACGCGTGTATATAAAAAGGTGACTGCAAAAATGTTATTATTGATATTATAAATTATTGTGATATATGGGTGGGCGCTTTTGTAGCTTCTAAGTATCGCGCGAATGGTTAGAAACAGTGTGCTAATTTCAATAATACCGAGACCAAATGTTAAATGACACGATTGTTTCATTATTTCAATATTACTGCTGTATATGTATGCCATTACAAAAGATGTGATGTGATGAAAATACATGCCTGGGTCGCATAGTATCATATCGCCTAAGAAATAATAACTAAATTTTTGTGGCGTTGTAATGAGGTCTGCGCACTGGTCATAAAATGCGCAATGATATAATTGTTTCATCAAATAGGTCAGAATTATAAGGGAATATGCGTTTTGTACATTCAATAAAAACTCTTTTTGAAAATAACGCGCGTCTTTATACGCAGGGAAGAAGTTGTTTACGAGTTGGATTAGTAGCATGTATGGTGTGGCGTGGTCTATGAAGATTACTATAATTGGGCAAATAGCGTTTAAATGGTTTATGAAATGTATATAACCAGAGGCGGTATCTTGAAGGGACGCGTAAAAGGTTTTCTTCCTTTAATAGATTTATCAAAGGAAGAAAAGGCTCGCGATAAACATTTAATTACAAGATATAAAGCTATTTGCCGCCTTATAATAACTCTTATAAATCATCATGAGCACTACCTTAGTTCAACCCTGGCAGACCATTACATTGGCTGTGCCCCCTGGCTCCCAACTTCCCGACCTAACCGCCTTCACGCCGGCGCAAACTTTATGCGCGCTCATTATTGGCGCGAATAGCGTGAGGGAGGCGATTACATCGGTGGCGGCATTGACCCAAAAAGAGATAAGTGAAAGAATAAAGGAAGAAAACAGGGAGCAAATCCGCAAGCTGGAGATGGACCTTATTGTGGAGCGCCGGTGCAATGACCGGACGAAAGAGGACGGGGATAAAGCGGTTGCAAAGGCGCAAGAGGTGATTGTGTCATTGAAGGCGCAATTGGCGCGAGCAGAGCAGGAGTTTTTGAGCAAGCATAAAACCGCTGCAGAAGAAGCGTTGAAGGCGGAGAAGGAGAAGATGCAATTATTAATCAACGAGAAGGAGCGCCAAAACCAGCTGACAAGGGACACCTTTGAGAAGGCGACGGCGCTAATAGGGGGATTAACGACTGGCAAAAGCATGTCGCAGATAGGAAAGGAGGGGGAGCTGACGTTTGCGGAGTTGGCGGCGACGTTCAACGATTTCCAGGGGTTTGAATTAATAGACAAGCATTCGGAGAGTAAGAAAGGGGACTACCATTTGCGGTTTGAGGAGTTTGACGTGTTGGTGGATGCGAAGAATTACAAGAACAATGTGCCGAGCAAGGAGCGCGAGAAGATAAAGAAGGATTTGATTGCGAATTCGCACATACATTTTGCGTGGTTGATCTCATTGAATACGGATATAGATACGTGTAAGAAATCGCCGGTGACGTATGAGTTGGTGGATGGTAGGTATGTGGTGTATGTGAATAATTTGCTACAGTATAATAATCCGCAGCAGTTTTTGAGGATATTATGGAGTAATTGTAAGGAGTTGAAGCGACTAATCATGGATGAAGCGTCCAGTTTAGAAGATGACGATGGGGTTGGTGATGAGTTGAAGGAGTATAAAAAGAGGTGTGGGCAGCAGGTGGACAAGATAAGAGGGTACATTAAGAGCATACGAGAGATTAACGCGACGATAAATAATTTAAAAAAGTTGTTGGACAATATGCAGATGTCAATGAGCGATACATTGAGCGAGGATACGCAGGCGATTGTAGGCGGGTTGAATGCGTCTACGAATGCAATTGTGAGTGCGAACGCATGTACCAATGATATAATAGTGAATGCGAATGACCTCTTGGATGGTTGGTGGAAGGCAAATATGGAGCGGTCGGAGGAAGAAGGTTTGATGATAAAGTCAACGGATATATGGTATAGGTTTAGAGCGGATAACGAGGATTATTTGGAGGATATAGATGCGCAGAAGTTTAAGAAGATGTTGATGGAGTATTTGGATGAGGGGAGTTATGTGAGATTGAAAGGGAAGACGAGCGCGATAGAGGTGAAGAATTACAGGTTTAAAGTTACGGTTGTAAAAAAGCCGCTGCTAAAGCCTGCAAAGTTGATAAATATAGTTACGGAGAGGAAATAGGTTATTTAGTTTCGTTCACTTCATTTGCATCAACTACTCTTGTATCAACTAGTTTGATTGCGGTTTGGTCAACTTTAAGGGCGGCATCCGCAGCAGCGACTGCCGCTTTATTAGTGTTGCCGTGTAAGTACCGTGTATAAGGGTTATTTATTGGGTTAGTTGGTTCATTTAGTGTAGGTTTATTTGTTTCGTCCATAGTGATATCGCCTGAAGTTGCAACCGTATTCCAAAATTTTATAACGTTATCGTTAGTTAAAGACCTTTCAAATACATTAACCGAAAAATCAAAATGACTTTTAATCAACATAAAAAAACCATTCATAATTGAAAGGTCTCTGATAATATAACCAATCGTTCTATCTGCTTTTATGGTGCGGTTAACAACGCGGCTGCCAATATTGATAATATTCCATTTGTTCCTATTGTTAAATTCGGTTTTAATTAAATTTTTAATAGCTGGAGTGGCTGATGGAGACTTGTCTAAGCTGTTAAGCATTTCTTCCGTTGCAATTGATAAAAGATATGCGATTAATTCTTCTAATATTGTTTTAAGCCGTTCTTTGAGGTCGTTGATTGCATCATTATGTTGGTTGACTGTATCCGTAGTGTTATCAACAGAGCTAGCTGATGTTGAATATGTTTTCATATGATATTCTATAAATTCAATGTAATCGTTTAAAATGTAACAATTGCTGACAATATTTAAAGTGTCATATATAACTGTTCTAAGATGAATGTTTGAAATTTGCATTTCTGCAAAAACGTGTGCAATTACTAAAGCAGTTGCAATAACTCCTGCAAGTGGTAGTCCTACACCAGATGCAGATAACCCGACAACCGCGACTTTCGCAACAGTAGATACAATGGAAGCTTTAGCAACGCCTTTTATAATATTTGCGTTTTTTTGTGAAGACTTGCCGAGCGATACATTTTCCTGTGCATTTTGTGTTACTGTCTTATCGGCTTCAGAACTGCCAAATAATCTAGGAAAACTAGGCATGCTAATGCCTCCTCTTTGTTTATGAGTGATGTTATGGCGCTTATTATAACGCGTGCGTCTAAGTTTGTGTTTATGAGCGCGACTTCTTTTATTACGCGCACGTTTTTGTGTATGTTTCTTATGTTTTTTACGTGTATTATGCATAATATATAGTTGTAAAATATATTATGCATAATTAGTGATTGTATAATAAATCAAAGATAATAAAAGTAAAGGAAGAACAGAATATGTTTCTTCCTTTTTAATAAATACGAAAGTGAAAATGTGAAAGGTATTAAAGTAAAATAAATAATGGTTATGGCATGGCAGATACGTTTAAAACCATAATTATTTGTAATAAATGAATGTATATATGCTAATTAGTTTTGCAGAGGTTAATGATATATTATTATCAAAAAATATTAAAATTAATGGCGCGTTTCATGTAGGCGCACATGAGTGCGAGGAGTTAGGTTTTTATAATCAATTAGGTTTATCAGTAGAAGATTTAGTATGGATAGATGCGATTGGTCAAAAAGTGTTTGAGGCACAGAATAGGGGGATACCAAATGTGTTTAATGCAGTAATAACGGATAAGGATGATGAATATGTTGAATTTAATGTGTCAAATAATGTGCAATCTTCAAGTGTGCTAGAGTTTGGTACTCATTCCCATGAGCATCCGTGGGTGGTATATGTGGATAAGGTTATTAAAAAAAGTGTGACAATAGATACATTTTTTGAAAGAACAAATTTGGATGCATCAAGATATGATTTTTGGAATATTGACATTCAAGGTGCAGAGCTGATAGCACTAAAAGGCGCGACTAAATCCATCAAATATGCGAAGGCATTATATTTAGAAGTAAATGAAAAAGAGTTATATAAGGGTTGTGGTCTAATTACGGAGATTGATGAGTTTTTATTGCAATATAATTTTAAAAGAGTGTTAACAAATATGACCCACCATGGATGGGGCGATGCGCTGTATGTAGTGGTTGAATAATGTGAAAAAAAGGAAGAAAATGTATTCTTCCTTTTTAATAAATACGAAAGTGAAAATGTGAGAGGTATTAAAGTAAAATAAATAATGGAGAACATACGGTGGGTCTGTAATGAGTGTTGATTTGTGCGCGTTTATTGTATATAGATTAAAAACAATATAAATATAAAGAAATATTATTAAGTAATATGAGTTTAATTCAAAAATTTAGTTTAATTCAAAAGAGGTTTGTGGTTATAAAAAATGTAAATTTCAAATCGTGTATAAACTGTGTAAATTTTATTGAAGACAAAACGAATTACCCATATGAGAGATTACCAAACGATAAGTTATATGGAAAGTGTAAAAAGTTTGGTGATCAAGATTTTATTACTGGAGAAATAGATAACGCATATGCGGCGATGTGTCGAATGGATAATACGAAATGTGGAGTGAGTGCTAAGTATTTTGAGCAAAAACTTAAATAATTTGTATATAGACAGTCTATAAGTGTATTTACAAGTTTCTTCCTTTTTTATAAATAAGATAGGCAAATAATAAAGAGGGTTGATTATTATTCATTGATTAATGAATTCATGTGGCCGCATATATGATGCAGTATTTTTATACATTTGCATTACACGCGAGAGCATGGCGCGCAAATTGTGCGGCGTTTTTTGTAAAAATTGTTATAAAGTTTGCAGCATATATGATGCGACATTTTTAACAATCCGCATTAAACGTGAGAGCATTGCGCGCAAATTGTGCGGCGTTTTTTGTAAAAATTGTTATAAATTTGTTACCATATATGGTGTGGCATTTGTGCGCCGATTGCAGTGCCGTGTTTATGGTGT